GGCGGTTCGGGTTGCAGGCGGGCCGGCTGCGGGGCGGGGCGACCGTCAATGTCCGTCTGCTTGTAGCGCAGGACCGGGCTTGACTTGATGTTTGCCTGCGCCCACTCGTCCTCGTGGCCCTCGTCCTGGCCCTCGGCAAGCAGCCACTTGGCCTTCGGCGCCAGCGCGATGCTCTCGGTCATGCTGGTGCGCCAGAAGTTGTACATGCGCTGCGGGTCTTTGGCAAACCGCACCAAGCCAAACTTCTTGCGCTTGTCCTCGACTATGAGCTGCTGGCCGTAGACCGGCACAACCGGGATATATCGGCCTGGCCAATCTTTTTCTTCCAGAACCTCCATCGCGGTCAGCTTGCACCACTTGACCACCTTGCGGTAGCTGGGCCGCTCGTCAATGATGGTGATGCCTGCCAGCGCCAAGAACTCGTCACTGGGCAGCTCGTCCTTGTAGATTTTGGTGCCGTCTGAGAGCATCAAGAGCTTGGTCTTGACCCGCTCAACGCGGAAATACTCGGCGATTCGAATGTCCTCGGTCATCACCCAATCGGCGGAATCATCGCCAGTGCTGCGCTGCAAGAAATTGGCGCCATCGTCCGCGCCGGGGTACATCTCGCGGAACACCGCCTTGGGCATCACGCTGGTAATCAGGCATTGCTCGGCGTCTGAGCCATCCGGCAGCACGCTGTTGGGGTCGAAGTAGACGGTGAACGGGTTGTCGACAGGCTGGATGTAGATTTCCTGGTCGAACGAGTCCTCGCGCACGTAATCCGTGACAATGCGCCAATAGCCCCAACCCATTCGCACTGCATAGTCGAAGGCATTGTCGTACGCCGTATCGGCGTTGCTGTTTTCCTCGATGTGCCGGGTGATGCCCTCCAGCGTTTGAGCAATCTTGGCGTCCGCTTGGGTGTTTGTCGGGTGAACTTTAATCCTGGGCCGCTGCTGGCGTTGCTGATTGGTAACCTGGCGAACGTAGGCGTCAATCTTGTTGATCGTCAGGCACGGCCTGGCGTCAAGGTTGCGGCTGTTTTGGATCTCCACCGGCCACTGGTCGCCGGCAGCGAACTTCAGGTCATCCAGCGCGTCGGCCCGGTTGGTCGAGTCGGAGTCGCCCGCCAAGCGCAGGAACTTAATTGCCGCGTCAATGCGCTTGTCTGAGCTCAGATCGTTGTCAGAGTAGTAGGCCATGTCATCCCATCCAGTTCGCTGGCAACGAAAAGGTTGCCTTCTTCTTAGCCTTGCGTGGCTCGTTGACCATCAGGCCAATGTAACGGAAAGCGTCCGCGCCGTGGCTGTAGTGATCGTGCAGCGGCTGCTTGGAAAATCCGCCAGTCTCGGGGTCTACATCATATCGGTAGTGGCGCAGGCACGAAATCCCATCCGCCGCATTCTCTCGGTCGAACCAGCAGTTCGGGAAGATCGTGCGGGCTGCGTTGATCGAGTCGGGTATCGGTACGCGGGGAATAATGCTGACTTTATAGCCCGCCGAGCGAACAATGTCCTCGATGGAGCGGCCCGCAGCGGCAAGGGTTTGGTTTTGGGCGTCATGGGGTAGCCAGAGGGTGTCATAGACGTAGCCGAACTTCTGCATCTCGGACATGTAGTGGCTGATGGTGCGCTGGCTGTCCTCAAGGTAGCGGATAAGCCGGGTCTCCATGCCAACAAACTGCAGAAACCATATCGCCGTAGAGTCGGACCAGCCGAGGTCAAACACCGCGTGGACGGGTTTGCTGGGGTCGTAGTTGACGGTCGTAATCCGGCCCTGGAGCTCGGCCATCTGCATCTCGCGGGCAAAGATAGCACCGTCCACCGTCTGGCGGCATATGCCTTCCCAGACCGTGTTATAGGACTCAATGTCCCGCTCCTTGAGCGCATCCTTCTCAAGCCGCAACGTCTCTGGGAACCAAGGATTGTCCGACCAGTTGACTTTGCGAATCATGCAATCGGCTGGCGGCTTGAGAACAAAGCGTTGATACGTTTCGTCGGTTTCAAGCTCGGGGTTGAAGCTCACCCAGATGCTGCTGCCCGCCTTGCGGATGGTTGGTATCAAAACGTTCCACGACAATCTGGAAACGCTCTGAGCCTCCTCGCACCAACAAATATCCACTCCTTCAAAAGATTTTATGTTGCTGATGTTGTTGCGCAGGCCGGCAAAAGCGAACTCGGTGCCGTTCTTGCCGCGTATTGTGGCCTGGGTGATCTCGTAAAACCCAAGCAACCCCAGCGCCTCAATCTGGTCGCAAAGCAGCTTGTGGACAGAATCCTTGATGCTGGTTTGAAACTCGCGAGCGCAGAGAATGCGCAGCGGTGACTTGGCGCCGAGGATAAGCAGGGCTCGGGCAATGCCCCAAGACTTAGCGCCGCCACGTCCGCCGTAGAGTACCTTGTAGCGGGATGGCTCGAATAAGCAGGCGAGTTTCTCGGGGAACTCCGCCAGGCTGATAGCCTTATTAAGGGCTTGGTTCATTAGCCTTGACAAACGAAACCATTATGCCTTCGATGGGCGTGCCGTCCGGGTTCGCCAGCTTGGTGGTATTCGTCTCGCCCCAAGCCATCTGCGCCTTCGTCCACCAAATCATAGCCGTGGTATCGCCAGCCATTGCCTTGTTGAATAGCGTCTTGGCAATACTGGCGCTGGCTGTGGCTTTCCCAAGCGCCAGCTCAACGTCATAGTACTTGCGCAGGGTCACATCGCTGATTCCCAGCAGAGCGCCGATCTGCTCGTGCGGCAGCCCCAGGCCTGCTGCGGACTGGGCCTGGGCGCGGGTTTTGTCGGTGGGTTCGTGGGGAAGCATCTTTTATTGAGGCAAAGTGTCAGGAATTCTTGTGAGCCATTGGTCAATCACTGCGCGAGCTACCTGCTCAGTCATCTTGGGCGGCACGCTCATTCCAATCATGTACTTGCCTATCTTATCAGTCTTGGCTTGGTAGTCATCAGGGAAGCTGCCTAGGCGTTTCCATTCGCGGTAGGTCAGTTTTCTGCATTCATTCCAATGCCTAATAACTTCTGATGCTGGTAATGTATTTGATGTAATATTTCCATCAAGTCTTTTAATACTAAAACCAGTTGGTTTGCCTGTTTCCCTCATGGCCGCAACACCATAATCAGAACCTGGTTCTGTTTTTGGCCACCATTTTCTATCTGATGCAGTAGGTGCTGTTTCTATTAATTCATCATTGGTTAATTTTTGCAAATCATTTGTGGATTCTTTTACATTAATCCACCGATGCTTAGGAGCCAGCTTCAAAGGAGGCGCGGCAATGTCATCACGCACAGCACAGAAAAACACCCGCTCACGCCTTTGCGGAACACCACAATCTGCACCATTCAGCAGGAACAACTGCGGACGATAGCCTAACTCCTTGAATCGCGCCATCACCATCTTGGTGTAGCCCTTGGCATTGCCAATCAGCATGCCTTTGACGTTCTCGGCAATGGCCACCTTGGGCCGCAACCGCTCCACTAGGTCGAGGTAGTCGAAGAACAGATCAGAGAGCACTTGCTTAGCCTGGCCCTCTCTGAAGTGCTTGTCCTTGCCCCAGCCCTTCTCTCGGCTGCCCGCCATGCTAAAGGTGCTGCAAGGCGGCGAGCCATCGAGGATGTCAAGATCAAACAGCTCTGGCGGCAACTCTGCCGTCAACAAGTCTCTGATCGGGCACAGGAAGTAGTGCTTAGGCTTGATGTTGAGCTTGTAATGCCAGGCCATTTCCGGGTCAATGTCATTGGCTGCAATGACCTCGCATCCAGCGCGCTTGTAGCCCATGCTGGAGCCGCCACCACATGCAAAGGTGCTCATTACCTTGATGCCATTCTGAGGCACCGCGGCAAGATCGGCTAGGCTCCAAGCGCAATCAGGTTTTTGCATCAAATTCAAACCCGCACTTTGGACATTGATGGCTCATCTGATAGTCATCAGTGTCAATTTCCTTCCCGCTTGATTCCGGGTAGTGATCTGGTGCTGGGCTCAGAAGCGCATCAAGCTCATCCTTCCCAAACCCAAGCAGGTCAAGATCAAACCCGCCCTCAAGCA